AAACTCGCCCGGCGGGGGTTATCCCCGCTTTTTACAGGGCGCTTTAGGTTCATGCCTTCAGCCTTGGCAGATGCCCGGCCCTTGGCGTTCAACCCACCCTTGGGGTTCTTGCCCTCTTTGCGTTGCCAAGCTGGACTAGCCACGAGCCGCCCTCATATTGTCAATCAGGTTTGGGTATGGCCGACCGGCCTTGGCGGCGGCACGCATAGCCGAGCGCTTTTGTGCTGGCGTCAAACCCTTCGGCTTGCCCAGACCCTTTGGCCGCTTTTTATCCCAAACCTCTTTTTTCTTATCTTGCATTTTTCTTTTTCCCCGCTTTTGACATTGCAATAGCCACAGCTTGTTTCTGTGGGCGACCTTCGCGCCTCAACATCTCGATGTTGCGCTTGATTGTTTTCTTGCCGTAGCCCTTCATCAATGGCATTACGCGGCCCCCAATGTATCAGCGGAAAGCCGGTCGCCACTCAGCAACGTGCGCGAACCCAAGCGCCGCAAGCCAGCCAAACGGCGGCGGCGGTTTTCCTCTTCAATCTGTTGCACCAGCTTTGACCGGCGCACAGTCTTGGCCGCTGGCTGTTCTGGCTGTGGTGCCGCCGCACCCATTTGTGCGGCTGGTGCAGTAGCGCGGCCCTCGCCGTCACCTGTGGTTCTGACATCAGCCGCTCTTGGGCGACCAAAGTATGTGCCGTCTGTTTCAACACCTATTATAATCCCGCCCTCGCGCACAGGCGTGCCACCGGCCTCAATGCGTGATGCGATGCCCTCACGCACTCTTTCGCCGATATTTGCGCCAATGGCTCTGGCTATCGCCAAAGACAGCGATGGCACCATCTGCTGTTCGCCTTCGCCGCCACGATCCCGCACAGATGCCGCGTCACGGCTCCGCTGTTCTGCTGGGCTTGGGCCACGACTAGCAGGCGCACCGCGCCCTCTCTCACCACGACCGCCGCTATAACCACCGTATCTCATGCCTGCACCCCTATCCTAATGTTTCTTGGATGCCCTTCTCGGCATCTTCACGCATTGACGACAAGAGCAAACGCTTACCACCTGCCTGTCTGGCACGCCGCCGAGCCGCAATCTGCGCTAGTTTTGTGCGCTCATCTTCAGCAATCCGCGCCTCTTGGCGTTCCTGCGCCGCCGTGATCTCAGGATCTGGTTCTGGCGCACTTGGCGTTTTGAGCAGTCCACCCATCAGTAATACCTCGCAAACATAATATGATCAGAGCCGTCAGGCCCATACCGGCGCAGACGCCCCTCTTGGGTGAACTTTAACGCATTTGCCCACCTGACGGCAAGGCGGTGTCGGGCATTTACGGTGATTTGCAACCGCTTTAATCCCTCTTTGGTAGCTATGTGGTCAAAATACCTACCAGCGGAGCGGGTCAGTGATACCGCTCTGGTATTGATCTGGTCCGATGTCAGCATCCACGCCTCGGCAACACCGGGCCACAAGATCTGATATCCAAAGCAACAGGCCACCTTGCCGCCAACCATAGCGGTCTTGGCGGTGCCGCTGGCCTGATACGCCCTCAACACATCGCGATAATTTGGTATATCGGTGAAATACGCCAGATCGAACTCACGCAGATTGGCCGCATATGGGTGGCCCCAATGAAACGGCACAATCGTGATGTCTGGGCTGGTCAGTATGTCTTGCCACATCAGAACACACTGAAATCAGCATTCGCCGTCAATTGCTTGAACTGCTTGCTGAACTGGCTGTTCCGCGTCAGGTTCCGCACCTCACCGGCACCAAGCATCAGGTAAGCAAACGCATCGCCCACATGCGAATGTTCGTTCTTATTCGGCGCGTCTCGGAACCGTTCATGCCCAGATCCGACCGCAACCCGCTTAAAATGGTAGCCGCCAGCCAACGCCTTGCGTGTGCGCGTGCATTTGCTGTTGACATACAAACCCGGCTTGCCATCGATCATGCGGTTCATCGGCATAGCACCCGCCTCGCGCCGCACCATAAAGTCGTTGCTCTGGGTTGGCCGGGCGTGCAAACCAAGCGCACGCAGATGCTCAAACGCCGTAACCTCAAAAATCTCATCGCGCTTCACGCCAGCCGGGTCGCCCCAGACCAGCACATCGCTTTTGGGAAAGTGTTGCTGGATGTCCGCAATCAAGTGATGACAGAACCGCTCAAGGCCCATATCAAACGCTACAAGTTCATGCACGACATGCCAGCGACCGTTCTGCATCTTCTGGCCAAACACAGCGGCAGGCGTCAAACCAAAGTCAAGACCGATATGCACAGGCCAGCCCGGCTCAATCTCAATGTCGGTTGACATCACGCTGTCGCTGAACTCTGGCCACACCGGCTTGCCATCCTGCACATACACATACTGCGCACCAGCATAACACTGGATCCAGTCAAGCGACTTGCCAGCCAACTGCTGTTCATAATAGCCGGGCGGCAAATTGTTGACGTTCTCAGCAAGCGGGTTGTTGATCCACCACTTTTCAGCCGCAAAGATCGCGTCCTCATGCTCGGCGGTGCCTTCAACCACGCCGCCGGGTTGCTTGTAAAACTTCCAAGGATACTTGCCCCTAATCGGGTTTTTCTCGGCCAAGTTGGGCCACCAATGATCACTGTCCATCGGGTTGGTGGACATCCACACGCCGCGCCAAGTACAACCAGCATTGGCCTTGGTCGGATAGCGGCCCACCCTCGATGTCAGGCCGTCAACCACCGCTTTTGGCAACTCACGCGCCTCATCGATAAACCCGCCGGTCAGTTCCAGCGACAACAGCTTGCGCACATCCCGAGGCTGGTCCAACGCAAGAAAAATCACCTCGCAGTCAATGCCGGGCGCACCATCACGCGGCGGCAGTTTGATGTGGTGCGTGATCGGCGGCGACCACCGCATCGGACCCCACACATTCTCCGGGAAGATCTCTTGCCACGTCTTGATAGTCGTGGTCCGCAATTCCGGGTAGCTGTTTCGTATCACGGCAAATCTGGTATATTTGATCCCATCGATCGGCGATGGCTCCTGCTTCACCGCCCTCAACATCACCTCGGCAAGCGAGGCAAACGTCTTGCCAGAGCCGACCGGCCCCATCAAGCCACGCACAAAACTGTCGTCCTGTAAAAACTGCCATACCGTTGGACTTTCCGAAAAGTTCAAGTTCAACCCAGCAAGCGCCTCAGTTGTAGGTTGCTTGCGTCTGCGTGGCGACCGATCTGTCGCCCTCGGTGATCTAGCCATTACAACTCCGACTCAAAAGTTACAACCGTAAATCCCTGAAAGTCACCCGGCGCAACAACCAACAACGCATCTCCGCACTCCGAGCAAATCACGCAGGCAGAACTATCATACACAAGCCCCCGCGTTTCCTGCTCACAATGCGCACATACCACGTCCTCGGGAAAAAATCGGGCCGCCATATAATCCTTAATCGATATCACTTCAGCCATCTTCACCCTCTATCTCAACGATCTTTGCCGTTGGCCCGGTTATGTTAATCCCAATCATGCTCGGCTTGTGGCCATCGCTATTCGGCTCTAACAACCCGCGATGCTTTGCCAAAAGCCGCAACGCCGACAACTTGTCGTGCATCTCTACCTCAATCGTATTGCCAAACTGGTTGGGCGTGACCTTCACCTTTTTCACAGATCGCTTGGCACGCTCCGACAACTGGTCGCTCGGCGTCAGTGTAACCCGGCCCATATCATCCCACTGGATGACATCAGTCGCCTCACCAGCCGCTATGGCCTCCAATTCCTGCACCACAGCCTCGCGGCGGCTGTCGTCCTGAGACGACAAAGCCGCACGCTGGCCCCTAATAGTCGGCGTTTTCTCTTTCATGCAAGCACTCCGATCCTACTGCGGCATAGCCAGCCAAGTCCTTCCAGCTATCCTGATGATCCCGATTGTGCGACAACCGCGCAATCTTCAAAGCCGCAAGACAAAGCGCGACTTGCTCCGGCTCAAACTGAACGCCCATAATGGCCGTCCACATAACCGCGATCCGCTCGTGGTTTTCCCACGGCGACCCATATTCCTCGCCGCGATCCCTGACAGCCACCTTGGCCGCATCGAGCAGATCAAACCTATTCATCGTTGTTTCCGGCTTCATTGCCATCTCCCTTGTAATCCTTAATCTTCAATCGGCAGATGCCGCATTGATACTCAGCGTGCAACTCAGTGATGCGCCGCACCGTCAAAGTCGCAGTGTTGCAATTGGGGCATCGACCGGCGTCCATACGCCGTTGCATTACGCCGTCACCCTTGTCAATCATCGCTCGGCCTCCATCGCAGTGGTGGTATGCTGACCGCATCAAACGGCGCGTAGGCTCTCGCCAGTGGCCGCTTGGCATCGTCATCTACTATAGGCCAGATCTCCACATTAACGCCATCCTTCGTTTTGTGGATATGCACAGACAGCGTGTTGATGTCAATCCAAGTATGCGCCGCAATCTGGCGATGGATGCAATCCTTGCGCAGGATGGGGCGGTCGTCTTCAGCTTCTCCAGTCATCGTGGTTTTCTCCCAAAATTTTGTGTGACACCCCCATATCGCTAGAAGCGGTGGCGGGGGGCAAGGGGTGCCTTCGGCCCACCGCCACGGTTTTTGTTTTTGCGCCAGCCCCTGTAATCGAGCAAACGTCCATTTGCTTGTTATACACCGATCGACCTCGCCACATCGTACAGCGAAGGCACCCCTGCCCTGCGCTCAAGCGCTTGGTCGCAGACGTTAAGGGTTGCCGCCCTTACGTCAGCCGCGCCGTGGCCAGCGTCAGCCAGCCGCCGCGCGTGTGCTATCTCATTGCTGTACAACCGCGCCTGCCCGGTCGCCTGCTGGACCGCCGCGATGTAGGCATTGCAGATCTCATCGGCTGTTAACTGGATCCCGGTTAACTTCGGATCGCCGGGGCGTGGCTGATCGGGTGTGTGTGTGTTTACTTGTCCATCCCCCAGACCCCCTTGTCCATTTACGTCTGGGCCATCTTCCTCGGTGCGCAACTGCAACGGCTTGGCGTTGTCTACCTCTTCATACGTTGGCAGTGGCTCATCGCCATCCCACAGCACCTGATACCTGTTGCTTTTCCAGCCGGTTGACGTTTCCTGATAGTCCTTGGGCCGCAGTCGCCGGATGTATTTCTTCTGCGTCAGCACCTTGATTGCGTCATGCACAGACTGCCTTGTGCTGTAGCCTGTCATCTCGCATATAGCCTCCATAGAAGGCCAACAGACGCCCACTGCGTTGGTGTACACGCACAAGGCCGCCAGAACCCGCAACTCGCGTTCCTTGAGATCCCTATCCCCGACTGTGCGTGCTGGCATGATTGACCAGCGTCTGGCCAACAGAACCTTGCGGTCAAAATGGGATTTCATCGTTCAACTCCTTCTCGGTTGCCGTTTTGATCTTCTCAACGGTTGCGCCCGGCCACAAGTCCTTTGCCTTTTCCACCGCTGGTATCTGCTCCATTTGAGCCTGCACCATCTTTGCCACCTCTTCGACACTGCACACCACCATCTCTCTGTTCTCACGTTTGACCTTGGCCACCTCATAGCCGGTGCGCACGATTGCCAGCACCTTGCCGTTGGGCATCGGCGCTTCCCAATACTCACCGCTCAGCGGCTGATGCCCCGCCTCGATGGCCTTCTGCTCCAACAGCGCCAGCCCTCTCATCGTCACATCGACCTGATGCTCGACATCATGCTGATCCTCGATGGCCTTGTTCAGCTTGTCCATCTGCGCATCGAACCGCTCCCGCAGTTCATGCCCGACTAGCCACGGCAATCGGTCCACACCCCATTTCATCTCCAGCTTGGTCACAGCCTCATCATACTTGACCAGCGCATCCTGCATCCGGCGCATCGCCAATTGACTAGGCGCATAGTATGTCTTGCTCGG